TCAGTCTGGAAAGGCGAAGCGCGCCGCGATCCGCCGCGCCCACGGGGCGGTCAGGGCGCTCTCGACGACGCCGTGGCCGGAATAGGCGTGAATGAACCCGGTCGGACCGGTCGCGATCCCGAGATGCTTTGCGACCGAGCCCGTCCGCATCCGGAAGAGCAGAACCTCACCGGTCCGGACCGGTCCGGACGGGACCGGGGTGAGGTGGCGGAGCGCGGCACCGAGAAGGCGCTCGTCGCCCGTGGGCTCTGACCAGTCGCTCGTATAGGCGGGCGGTCGTTCGGGTTCCGGCCCGATGACTTCGCGCCAGACGCCGCGGAGAAGCCCGAGACAGTCGCAGCCCGCTCCCCAGGTCGAGGCCTGGTGCACGTAAGGCGTTCCGATCCATCCGCGGGCGGCGGCGGCGATGTCGGGTCGTCCGGCGCCCGGGCTCGTCGCAGTCGGGCTCATCGGCGACTTCCCCCGGCATGCGCCTTGGATTGCGCGGGATGTACCGTCAGCCAGTCCTCGCCGGGGATATCGGGGAAGCCTTGGAAGTTGATCGCGTTGCCGAACTTTGCGCGGCAGGTTTCGAACCGCTTGTCGCAGCCCGCCGTGAGCCGCACGCGGTCGCCCGGCGTGATCGGCGCGCGGATCGGCTCCCAGAGTTCGAGAATGCGAGAGTTGCCGGCGAGGCTGTCGCGCTTGATCGCCGAGAAGAGACCGGCACCTTCGCCGTCGAGCACATCGAGGCGCCCGCGGACGAACCAGCCGGGTTCGCTGTCCGCCAGGGGGCCGAGCTCGAAGAGCCGCCCCTCGGAGATGCGGGCGATCTCGGCCTCGCGCCTGAAACCGCCGGCGGACATGTCGACCCTGCAGGAGGCATCGCCGAGAACGGCGGTACACGGCGCCTGGTAGACCCGGCCGATGGGCCGGTTGAGCGCCTCGCCGAGACCCCGGAGCTCTGCATGAAATGCACCGTCCTCGCGCCGGATTTCCCCGATATGTCCGCGAAAGAGAAGCTTGCGTGCTGCGGGGGCGGACCAGTCGACGAGCCAGGCGAGAACCTCGGCGCCGTCGAAGCGTCCGGCGGCGATGTCCGCCTCGGTGATCGCATCGTCCGTGAGCGCGCCCATCGCCTCGGTGTTGTCGACGGAGAGGCCGTTGCCCTGCTGCAGCGCGAGCGCGGTGAGGCCGGTTCCGGCGCGATAGGTTTGCCCGCCAAAGCTGAGGTCGCGGTCATGATCGGTGAAGCCGAAGGTCCTCCCGTCGCGGCGCGTCACTCCCCATGCCCGGGCGACCGTCGTGGTGCCGGTGGCGAGATGCGCGTGAAGGGCTGCCTCGGTCACGGGCGCACCTCGATCACCGGAACGGACGGCACCTCGCCCGCCTGGAAGGTGGCCATGTTCGCCTCGATCCGGTCGCTGTCGAACCGCACCGGCACGTCGAATTCGAACCCTGCGCGGATCTCGGCCCCGGCGGCGGGAGCCCTGCCGAAACTCAAGAGACCCGTCCCGGGATGGCAGGTGAAATCGCCGCCCTCGGCCAAAGCGGTGCCATCGACGGAGACGACGACGCTGCCCGCGACGGGTTTTTCGATCGGGCGCTCGTAGCCGTACCCACCGGAGCGGTAGACCTTGATGAGCCGGAAGGCGGACGTCGCGCCGTCGCCGGTTCCGATGCGCTGGTCGAAGGGAGAGACCGTCCCGGACGGCGCGCAGGATTTGAAGTCAGCCCAGTCCTTCCAGCGAAAGGCATGAAGACGGCCGCGCCGCGCCTCGAAGAAGGCGATGAGCTCGGCGAGATCGTCGAGCGCGCGGAGGCCGATGCCCGCATCGTAACGGCGCCGCGAATGGGCCCAGGGCGTGTTGCGTTCCTCGGCCCCCGAGGCCAGCGCGACGATGTCGGTGCGGCGCTCGGGGCCCCCGGACGAGCCAAAGCTGAGGCGGGAGGGGAAGCGGACGTCGTGGAAGGACATGGCGGTTCCTCTCTCAGCGGTTGCGTCCGCCGCGCGCGAGGGCCCGGCCCATCTGCGCGGCGATCTGGCTCTGGCTCCGGCGGAAGCCCTGAACGTCGGGGGTCGAGACGTTGATGGTGACATTGAGCGTCGGCGCGGAACCGCCTTCCGCCCGGACGCCGAGCTTGCCGTCTGGCGTGCGCGTGAGCGGCATGATCGCCTCCGGCCCGGCCTCGCCCATGAGCCCGGTGCCGCCGCGCATCGGGAAGGTCGTCGGCTGCGTGACGATACCGCCGGTGGCGAAGGGCATCACGCGTCCCCTCGTGAACGCTCCCTCCCGGGCCACGCCACCGCTGATCACGCCGCCATTCGCGAAGGGCTGCACCCGACCCTGAGCGAAGGCCCCGCCGGACGCGAAGGCCCCTACCCCGCCGAAGACGGCGCCGACGCTCCGGGAGATGAAGCCGCCCACCTGGTCGGCGACCGGCTTCACCGCCGCGCGCCAGGAGGCGTCGATCATCGACTGAGCGACGGAATGCAGCGCGTCCGACAGTTTCACGCCATCGAGCACCACGCCATCGATCGCCCGGCGGACGCCGCGGCCCATCGTGCCCTCGAACCGGCGCGCGCCAGCGCTCGACGCGTCGAGACCGGCGCGGATACGTTCCATCTCTCGGTTGAAACCCGCCGCCATCCCGGCCGCACCGCCGAAACTCGCCTCGAGCGCGTCGATCTCGTCCTCGAGCCTCTCGATATCGCTCATCTGTCGTCTCCGTTCCCAACCACGTCGTCCGGAAAGGCCACCATCATCGCGGCGAGCCCGCCCCGTCCCATCGGCTGCGCCCTCTCGCCGCCGCCGAGCATCATCTGCAGTTCCGCCGGGGTGAGCGCCCAGAACTCGGCCGGACGCAGGCCCAGCTGCCCGAGCCCCGCGCGCATCAGCACCGGCCAATCCACGCGCATGGATCTCAACCCTCGGACGGCATCATGAAGGCGCGGGCGAGCAGATCCGCCGCCGCGCGCGCCGCCGCGAGCGGACCGCCCTCGATCTGCACGTGCATCAGCTCGGCCGACGACCCCGACCAGCCGCCACCCCGCAGCCCCGCCACGATCACCGCGAGCACGTCCCGCGAGGTGAAGGCCGCGCCCTCGAAGCGTTCCGCAAGCGCGATCAGGTTGTCCGCGCCGAGGGCCAGCTCGAGTTCCGCCAGCGCGCCGAGGGTCAGCCGCATGAGGTGCCGCTCGCCGTCGAGCACGATCTCGACGTCTCCGCGCCAGGGATTGACCATCAGACCGACGCCTCGAAGGAGAGGCGGCCCGCCGAGGCAAGCGAGAGCTCGTAGGTCGCCTCGCCATCGTGGCTGCCGGCGTATTCGATGCCGGTGATCTGGAACGGTCCTTCGACGACACCGAAATCGGGGATGACCACCTGGAAGTCCGGCGTCTCGCCGTCGAAGAAGACCTGCCGCGCCCGGGCGTCGGTCGCGGCGTCCTTGAAGACGCCCGAGCCGCTGATCGCGGCAGAGCGCATGCCCGCGCCCGAGAGAAGCTCGCGCCAGCCGCCGTCACTGTCGAGCGTGGTGACATCCACCGTTTCGGCGTTGAAGCTGAGGCGCGTGGCCCGCAAACCTGCCAGGGTCTGGAACGCGCCGCTGCCGGTCGCGTCGAGCTTGATGAGAAGGTCCTTGCCGTTCTGGGCCGCCATGTCGGTCGCTCCCTGTCTTGGGGTGGGGGTCAATCGTCTTCCACGCGGGCGCGGAAGTTGAGGTCGATGCGCCGCCCGCCATCCGCCAGTCGCCGTGCGCGGGCCTTGAGGAAGCGCAGCGAGACCAGGCGCCCGCGGGCGAGCGCGAGATCAGCATCGGCAAGCGCGTCGCTCGCCGCGACAGCCACGGTCTTGGCGGCGAGAAAGCCCGCGGGCCCGCTCACCACCGCGAGCGTGAGATCGTGCCATGCACCCGAGCCTGTCTTGTCGGAGGCATCGCGCACCTGCTCGTCGCCGAGCGTGAGGTAGAGCCCCGGGGGGGTGCCGCTCGGCAGCGCGTCGTAGACATGCCCGCCCGTGGCGTCCGAGACCGCGGGATCGCCGATGAGGCGCTGATAGACGGCTTCCTGCAGGGCCGAGGCGATCGCGTAGCTCATTGCGCGATCTCCTCTTCGCAGAAGCAGGTGAGGTACCGCCCTGCCGGATCGCGTTCGGCCACCGCCCGGATCGGGAAGAGCCGCCCCCCCATGCGGAAGCGCTGCCCCGGGGACAGGACGATCGGGCGCACCGTAAGGCGCGCCACGCACCACGATGCGCCAGGCGGTGAGGGCGACAGGACCGCCGGCGATGCCGGTATCGCGCCCCGCACCTGCCTGAAGCTCGGCCCAGAGCGTGCCGAGCGTCGTCCAGGTCTCGGTGAAACCGCCCGAGCCGTCGGCGACCTTCACCGCTGTCTCGAGACCCAGACGACAGGCGAGACGCGGAGCACTCATGACGCGAACCCGATCCGCGTGCGGCGGTAGCGGGCCACGAGGCTCGTCACGCCGAACGGCATGCAGCCCTCGCCCAGCGCGGTCTCGTCGCGATATTCGTAGTAATGCGCAGCAAGCAGCATCACCGCCTGCGCAAGGTCCGCGGGCAGGTCCGCGAAGGTCCCGGCATAGCCCGCGACAAGCCGGACCTCGGCAGTGCCGCCCGTCGGGATCGGCGGAAGCGCGGGGCGGTCGTAGCGGAGCCAGGGCACATGGGTATCCGGCGTGACCCGGAAACGCGCGGCCTCCATGACCTCGGCGTGTCCGAACCGGTCAACGATCGCCACCTGCGTGATGCTGACGATCGGGGCGATCGGCAGCGGATGCCCTTCGGGCGTCGTCCAGGCGGGCAGCGTCAGCACGAAGGTCCGGCGGAGGAGCGCCTTCGAGGTCCGCGCCTCGATCGCGACGATGGCCGCACGCAGAAAGGAGGCCAGCATCGCGTCCTGAACGCTCTCGACCCCGAAGCCGCTTCCCATGCGCAGGTGCTGCTTGAAGGCGTCGAGCGGCATCGCCGCGTCGGAAAGGGGGGCTTCTTCGATGAGGATCATGCAATGCTCTCCGCAGGCCGTGACCGGCCGGGCCTTTGGTCCGGGGACCGGGGCGCCACGAGGCGCCCCGGCCGGCTCGTCACGCGACGTCAGGCCGCGCAGCGCAGCAGCTTGATCGCCGCGAAGTCGGAGACATCGCCGCCGACGCGCTTGGTGGCGTAGAAGAGGACGTGCGGCTTGGCGCTGAAGGGATCGCGCAGGACCCGCAGATCTGGCCGCTCCGCGATCGTGTAGCCCTGCGCGAAGTCGCCGAACGCGACGGGGAAGGCATCCGCCGCGACATCGGGCATGTCCTCGGCGATCAGCACCGGGTAGCCGAGCAGGCGGGCGGGCTCCCCGGCGGCGAAACCGTCGGCCCAGAGATGGCGGCCGTCGGCGTCCTTGAGCTTGCGCACGGCACCGGCGGTCCGCGAGTTCATCACGAAGCTCGCCCCGGCGCGGTAGGGCGCGGCGAGCGCATAGACGAGGTCGATCAGCGCGTCCCCGTTGCCGAGCCCTGGGGCCGCGCCGGTGACGACGTAGCCGAGAGAGCCCCAGCTCCAGCTCGCATCCGCAACCGCGGGATGGGTCAGGAAGCCGGTCGGCTTGTCGGCGCCGTCGCCCATGACGAAGGCGGCGGCTTCGGCACGGGCGAACTTGTCGGCGATGCGGCCCGCAAGCCAGCCCTCGATGTCGAAAGCGCTGTCGTCGAGCAGGCGCTGGCTGGCCTTCGGCATCGCGTTCAGCTCGTAGAGCGGGATCGAGATGCGTTCGATCGCCGGCGTGCCGCTTTCCGCGGTCGGGTCGGTCTCGTTCGCCCATCCGGCGCCGGCATCGTTGCGGTCGATCAGAACGTCGAAGGACGAGGCCTCCACATGCACCACGTTGGCGATGGCGCGCAGCGAGGCGGTCGAAGCCAGAGTCGAGCGGATCGCCTCGGCGGTCTGCGGATCGACGAGGTACCCGCCGTCCGAATTGATCGCGAGCGCCTTGCCCTCGAGCTCGATGCCGCGCAGAGCGCCGTCATCGCCGCTGCGCAGATAGGCGGTGAACGCCTTCTGGTGCGGGGCCTCGATCTCGGCCGCGGCGGCCAGTGCGGGACGGCGGAACGCCGTCGCGGTCTTGCGGTCAAGCATGTTCACTCGCTCTTCCTGGGCTTCGAGTTTGGAATGAAAGTCGGTTTTCAGGGCCTTGATCTCTTGGACGAGGCCCGCGATCGCGGTCCCCACCCGGTGGGCCGGAGACGCCTCGTCCCCGTCCCGCGCACATGTGTCGGTATTGCTCATGGTTTCCTCGTCCTTGGTCGGTCGGATGGACCCGCGTCAGCGGTCCGTCAGGTCACGGCGCGCCGCCTCGAGCGCCAGCGCCACGTCGCGCCAGGTCTGGGCGTCGGGGCTGTCGCCCTTGGCCGTGACCCGGGCACTGGACAGCATCGGGAAGGTCACCAGCGACACCTCCCAGAGCTCCAGCTCGGTCAAGAGCCGCTGGCCCTTGTCGGTCTTGGACGACTTCAGCGTGCGGTAGCCGATCGAGAGCCCGTCGATCGCCCCCGCCTGGACCAGCGCTGCCGCCTCGCGGCCCTTCGCGACCTCATCGAGGATGCGACCCTTGACCCAGAGCCCCCGGCCATCCTCGCGCACCTCGTCCCAGACCCCGATCGGCTGCAAGGGATCGTGCTGCCAGAGCATCTTGACCGCGCGCCTGTCGGCACCCATGCGCTTCAGCGACGCGGCGTAGGCGCCCTTCGCGACGATATCGCCGCTCTCGTCGGGCGCCCCGAAGAGCGAGGCGTAGCCCTCGATCCGGGTGCCGTCGGCGACCTTGAGCGTCTCGTCGGAGGGGCAGAACTTGGTTTCCAGGCGCATCGCCTTTTCCTTTCCCGTGCGCCTCAGGGCGACACGCTCACGAGGGATTGCAGGGCCTGGGCGAGGATCACCCCGACCACACCGTAGACGGTGATCCAGAGCCGCCGCTCGAGGCGCTCCATGATGGCCTCGATCCGGTCGAGGCGGGCGCCGATGGTCTCGATCCGCAGCGTCGAGAGACGCTCGTGCGCTTCGAGCTTGAGGCCGGGCGCGCAGGCGAAGGGCTCGTAGCTGGAGCGCGGCTCAGCCATTGTCGTCCTCCCCGCGACCCGGCTCGGGCAAGGCCGGCAGTCCCAGAAGCGCACGTTTCTCGCCATCCGTCAGGAACCCCGCGCCGGCAACGCGGGCCCAGAGCGCATCCCGTTCGGCCGAGAGAGCGGGCACCTGATCGAGATCGGGCTTGAGATCGAGCGCCTCGCCGGTGAACCGGGCAAGCCAGGTGCCGAGCGCCGCCGCGACCCGCGAGGCCAAGGGCAGGACGGTCAGGCGATAGAAGGCCCGATGCGCCTCCTGGTAGTTAGCGTAGGTCGCCTCTCCGGGGATGCCGAGCAGCATCGGAGGGACGCCGAAGGCCACCGCGATCTCGCGCGCCGCGGCTTCCTTGGTCTTCTGGAATTCCATGTCGGCAGGCGAGAAGCCCATCGGTTTCCAGTCGAGCCCGCCCTCAAGCAGCATCGGCCGCCCGGCATTCCGCGCACCCTGATGGTGGGCCTCCATCTCGGCGACGAGCCGGTCGTACTGGTCGGGGGAGAGCCCGCCCGCCCCGTCCGCACCGCGATAGACGATCGCACCCGAGGGACGCGCGGCATTGTCGAGCAGACCCTTCGACCACCGCGAGGCGGCGTTGTGCACGTCCATCGCGGCGGCCGCGGGCTGCATGGGCGAGAGCCCGTAATGGTCGTCCTGGGGGTGGAAGCTGCGCAGATGGCAGATCGCCGGTGCGCCCGACGAGACGTCGAACCGATGCGTCCGACCGCCGACCGTGTACTCGTAGGCGATCGGCCAGCCGTCCGGCCCCGGCACGAGACGCATCCGGTCCGAGCGCAGGACGTGCAGCTCGAACGGCGTGCCCGTCTCGCCCGCCACCGCCTCGACATAGGCGTCGCCGGAGAGCACGAGCTGGCCGTAGAGCGCCTCGAGAAGCTCGGCGCGTCCCTGCCCGGAATTGGGTCGCGCCAGGAGCGACAGCAGCGGATGAGTATCGTAGCGGCGATCGGCATCCTGAAGGACGAGAGGCAGCGCAGCGGCCGATTCGGCGATGAGCTTGACCGCGCGAAATCCGACCGGGTTGCCTGCGAACCCCGTGCGGGTGAGCGAGCCCGTATCCCGGGGCGACCAGACGACGCGGCCGGACGTCGCATAGGCGATGACCGGACCGGTGGCGCTCGCCTTCGCGTCCGGCGCCTTGTCCACGTTCCGCTTTAAGAGGTGAAAGACCATCCCGCCTGCGCTCCCTGTGCCGTCCGGGGCCGGAGGGGCCCGTTGTCGTTCGCGTCGAGAGGCAATCTCTCAGGCCGGGGTAAAGACGGCGAAATCAGAGCGTACGCAGGGACGGCGCCCACTTCGGTGCACGCAACACCAGCTCCGTGAGGGCCCAGACCAGCGCATCGACGCGGTCGGGCGAGCCCGGACCCTCGAAGCCCGAGACGGTCATGCGGCACATCTGCTCCTCGAGCTGTTCGAGCCCGGGCGCGTGGGACACCCGGCCCTGTTCGTAAAGCGCCGCGACGGGTTCGGCGCGCGCGACCTTGCCGCGGCTCGCATGCACCTTGGTGAGGGGCACGTCGGGATCGATCGAGCGGATCACCGCCTCGACCATGTCGCCGCCCTGATTCACCTCGGCGACGAGCCGGTCCGCCGACCACCGCTGCATTGCGCCGAGCGCGACGCGGGCCCAGCCTGTCGGCCCCTGCCCCTGCACGCTCGCATCCTCGAGCACCACGGCGCGGAGATCGCCTGTCCCCTGACCGCCCTTCCGGACGCCCGCGACCACGATCCCGCAGGTATCGGCCCCCGCACCGGACGAGGCCGGCGGATCCACCGCAACGACGATGCGGCCGCAGACCGGCACCTCGTCCGTCCTGGCGCCGTCGAGCAGCTCCTCGGTCCAGAGTGCGCCCTCGACATCGTCAAAGAGCACGCCGTCGAGCTCCTGCCGCCCGAGCCGGGTGCCCGCGTAACGCGCGCGCACCTCTTCCAGGAACGACTTTGCGAGGTTCGCCCTGTTCGCCTCGGTCGGCGCATGTGTCGTCACGGTGGAGGGCGACTGGAGGAGCCGCTTGAGCACCGCGACATTGCGCGGCGTCGTCGTCACGCAGACCTGGGGTTTTTCCCCAAGCCGAAGCGCGAATTGCAGCATGTCCCAGGTGTCCTGGCTCTTCTTCCACTTGGCGAGCTCATCTGCCCAGGCCCCGTCGAATTGCGGGCCTCGCAGCCCCTCGGGCTCGTGCGCCGAGAACGCCATCGCCTCCGCGCCGTTCGGCCAGACGAGGCATTTGCGGCTCGCCCGCCAGACCGGGCGCCTGTCGGGCGGCGAGCAGGCCATGATCCCGCTGTCGCCGAAGATCATCACCTCGCGGACCTGGTCCTGCGTCTCTCCGATCAGCGCGAGCCGCTTGCATCGCCCTCGGTCGAGCGGTCGCGGTCCCTCCACGACGCCGCGCACCCATTCGGCGCCCGCACGCGTCTTGCCGGCGCCGCGTCCTCCGAGGATCACCCATGTCCGCCAGTCGCCCGCGGGCGGCTGCTGGTGCGGCAT